TGAATCATATACAGATAAAGTTTATAATAAAGCTATAGATGATATGATTAAAGATAAAGATAGATAATGGGATTTAAACTAGGTACAAATAGAGGTTTAGAAGCTACTGGTGGTGAAATCAAAACAAAAATGCGTTTTGGTAAACAGTCCGGAGAGTTTGGCTCTGTGCCTGGTACACCTGTTATTAGAGTACCATTAGATGAAGGGGTTATGGGTGAAGCTAATATGGACGGTAGTATATATATTAATAATAATATAGTACCTGGTAGCAAAGAAGATAAACAAGTTATTAATCATGAAATGAGACATGCTACTGATATGAAACTTGGTAAACTAGCTTATGATGATAATAGTGTAACTTATAATGGTGAGGTTTTTGCTAGAGAAACTATAAACGGTAAGGATATGATCAAAGTTGATGGTAAATGGAAAGAAGCTGGTGATCATGGTTTTCCTTGGGAAGACGATGCAAACAACGGGACAATATGAATATATTTAAAGATAACAACGACTGGAATGAAAAAACCATAATTGGTGCATTAGCATTTTTTGTTATGTGTGTAGTCATGGCTTTAGACTTATCAACTGGTTATTGGGGTTTAGAATTAACTATTAATGAATTTGTATACGATTCGTTTGTATACGTTACACTAGGTTGCTTTGGTATTGCTGGTGTAGAAAAATTTGCTAAAAAATAAATTATGGCTATATTAACCTACATAGATGGTGTACCTTTGTATACTTCAGCTGAAGAAGCTGAGCAGTGGGCTAACGCTATAAACATAAATGGTTATCACACGCATATGTTTAAAGGAAGTATGGGTTATATGGGAGGTTTAAACCATATGGATATAAACACAGCTTTACAAAACAAAAGACAATCGTCTTATGTTAAAAAATTAAACCATAAAATATCTAGAAACAAAAAACCTTCTGTAGCTGGTGAACCAGTTACACCACCAATCACAACAACAGTAACACCCGTCCCAGTACAACAACCTACAAGAGTAGTACAAAGACAATTACCTCAAACAACACCTGGTGTTTCTCCAGGTACTGCTAGCGGTGGAGGTGGATACTCTGGCGGAGGTGGTGGTGGTTATTAAAATTAAATTATGTTAGGAAAATTATTATCTGGAGGAGCTGCTGATTTAGTAAAAAACGTAGGTGGAGTTATAGATAACTTACATACGTCTAAAGAAGAAAAGCTTGAGGCAGAAAGAAAAATAAAAGAATTAGTTGCTAACTACGAAGTTGAAATGGAAAAAAACATTACAGCTCGTTGGGATGCAGATTTAAAATCAGATTCATGGCTTAGTAAAAATGTTAGGCCTATGACTTTAATATTTTTAATAGTATGCACCATGCTGTTAATATTTATAGATGCAGGTGCATTAAAATTTGAAGTAAAATCATCTTGGGTGGATTTACTTCAGTTAGTATTAATAACCGTGATCGGTGCTTATTTTGGCGGTAGATCACTAGAAAAAGTAAAAAAATAAAATTATGGGAATAAATTCACAAGAAGTCTCTTATGGCTTTGGACAAATGGGTAGTGGTTATCTAGATGATACGGGTGCTTTAACCCCTCCAACAGGTAAAGTTATAGTTGCAATAACAATAGTTGCAGCTGCTAAATTTACTACTTTAACAGCAGATACTTCTTATTACGAAGCTTCCGATGGAAGTGATGGTGTTGCTTTTATAGGTACAGGATCTCAAGTTGCTACTAATGGAGCGAACAGTGAAGCTATAGCTTCTGCTGATGAGTTTGCGACTGGTGTTACTATATATGGTAGATGGACAGCTTGTACTTTAGCAGCTGGTAAAGTGGTTGTTTATTACGGACCAGCATCTCACCCTATTTCATAATGCTAGGATTAGGAAATAGTATAATTTCAGGAGCCGCGCTACAAGAGTTCTTACCAACAAGTGTTTCTAATTTAGAACTTTGGTTACAAAACGGAGTCAACGTAGGCGTAGCTCTTTGGGGAGATCAAAGTGGTAATAGTAACGATATAGAACAAGGCGTAAGTGGTAATCAAGCAAGTGAAAGTAATGGTGGTTTAGATTTTGATGGTACTGATGACTTTTACACTTTAACTTCTGGTATTGCGGTAGCACAAAGAGGATCAGTAAATGTTTTTGCTGTTGTCAATTTAGATGATGATACCACTAATACTGTTGTAGGTACTGGAACAACTGCTGATTTTTTTGAGATGCAAAATGCTACTACTTTAAGATTTCATTTTGACAACACTGCTAGTCCAGAAAAAATTGTATATGCAGCAGGAACTTTTTCTTCCGGATCAAAAATGCTAATTCATGTAGAAAGAGAAGGTGGAGCAACAGGACCAGTAAACGTTCAAAAAAATGGAACTACAATTACTGGAACAAACTCAGCTGGTGATGGCGCTGACTCAGGTGCTTTTACCATAGATAGAATAGGTGAAAGAAACGGTGATAGAAATTTAAATGGAGAACTTCTTGAATTATTAATATATAAAGATGACACCGGTAGTAATATGGCCGGTTCTGATGTGGTACTTGTAAACAACTATTTAACAAGCAAACACGGGTTATAAAAAAAAATTAAATTAAATTAAATAAAATGAAAAAACTAAAAAAGAAAAACAGTACAAGTAGGGCGATTAATAAACTAAAAGGTATTAAACCTGAAAAAATTAGTCAAGATCAATTAAGAAAAGTACAAGATATAGTTAACGCTATAAACTCTGCTAAACTAGATATAGGTAGTATTGAAACTAGAAAACACGAGATTTTACATAAAATGGCTGGTGCTAGAGATGAATTAGCATTAATGCAAGAAGAGTTTCAAAAAGAGTATGGAACTTTTGATGTAGATATACAAACAGGTGAAATAAATTATCCAAAAGAAAATGGCGAAGTTAATAAGAAAGATTAGTGTAGGTAAAGACTATAAAAACGACGCTATGCACTATGCTGTTGGTCAAGAAGTTTATGGAGGTCATACTATTTGCGATATAATAGAAGAAGATGATAAGTTTTCTATTTATATTAAAAAGAAAAAAGATGTGTTACCTTGGAAAGACTTTAATAAAAATATGGCTGTATCTGTAGAATATAACCTTGAATACTAATGAAAAGTGTTTACAACTTTGTTGTAACGCCAAAAGGAGAAAGGTATAATAATAAAAAACAAGTTGATGGAGGTGAGTTAATTTTAAACACTGAAATATTTAATCATCAATATGTAAATAGAGAAGCAAAAGTTATATCAGTTCCAATTATTGGTGATACAGATATACAGCCTGGAGATATGGTTATATTACATCATAACGTTTTTAGAAGATGGCATAACGTAAAAGGAGTTGAAAAAAATAGTAAAAGCTATTTTAACGAATCTACTTATTTTATAAACCAAGATCAAATCTTTTTATATAAAAGAAATAACGAGTGGAAAGTCCCAAAAGGTTATTGTTGGGTTAAACCTTTAAAAGCAAAAAATCCTCTTAATGTAGATTTAGAAAAACCTTTACAAGGTATTGTTAAATATTCAGACGGTACAGTAGAGGTTAATGACTTAGTTGGTTTTAGACCAAGTAGTCAATATGAATTTATAATCGACGGAGAAAGATTATACAGAGTTTTATCTAAATTTATTACAATTAAATATGAATATCAAGGAGACGAAGAAGAATATAATCCAAGCTGGGCAAAAAGCAGTTGATGAGTTAATCAAAGTAGCTAAAGAACCTATTGTAGATTCTGACGATGACATATCAGCTGATAGATTAAAAAATGCCGCAGCTACTAAAAAACTAGCTATATTTGACGCATTTGAAATACTTAACAGAATACAAGAAGAAGAAAACTTGCTTGAGGGAAAAACACCTGAAAAGAAAGAGGAAAAAGTCTTTAAAGGATTCGCAGAAGGTAGATCTAAGTAATGTACGAGCAAAGTTTAGTTAATATAGTAGAACCTATTAAAAAAACTACGATTACTAGAATGAATCGTGGTAAAAAATGGAAATATGGATACAATAAAGAACATGATATTATCGTTATCTCAAAAACTGGAAAAATTGGTGAAATACTTGAAATACAAAATTTGCGTATTGCGTTGCCAAAACGACCAGTGCAACTGCAAGCACACAAACTAAATAAGTGGATAAAACAAGAGCAGCCAAAAGAGCTAAGTAAACTTAAAAATATATTTGATTGGAGATCATATCCAGAAGAACAAAAAAATAAATGGTTTGATTATATAGATGAAGAGTTTAAACGTAGAGACGAAGGTTTTTGGTTTGTTAACAATAATAAACCAACATACATAACAGGCGCTCACTATATGTATTTACAATGGAGTAAGATAGATGTAGGTGCGCCAGACTTTAGAGAAGCTAATAGATTATTTTATATATTTTGGGAAGCTTGTAAAGCAGATAAAAGATGTTATGGTATGTGTTATCTTAAAAATCGTCGTAGCGGTTTTTCGTTTATGTCTTCAGCTGAAACAGTTAATTTAGCTACATTAGCGAGTGATAGTAGATTTGGGATATTATCTAAAACAGGTAGTGATGCTAAAAAAATGTTTACAGATAAAGTAGTACCGATTAGCATTAACTACCCATTTTTCTTTAAACCAATACAAGACGGTATGGACAGGCCTAAGTCAGAGCTAGCGTATAGAGTACCAGCTAGTAAGTTTACTAGAAAAAAAATAACAGCTAACGAACAAGTCGAACAGCTAGAAGGATTAGACACAACTATAGACTGGAAAAATACTGGTGATAATAGTTATGATGGTGAAAAGCTAAACTTATTAGTACACGATGAAAGCGGTAAATGGGAAAGACCTGATAACATATTAAATAATTGGCGAGTAACTAAAACATGTTTACGATTAGGTAGTAGAGTAGTAGGTAAATGCATGATGGGCTCGACTTCAAACGCGCTAGATAAAGGTGGAGACAATTTTAAAAAACTATATAACGCATCCGATGTCACTAAGAGAAATAGAAA